GAAAATAATGGGGTTCTATATGGGGGGTGGGGGTATAGGGGGGTAGGGGCAGCACTATACTCCTATATTTATAATACCAAATAAAAGTAAATATATAAAGTACTATGTAATTATCTAGAATATGGAATAACAGCAAGGTGCTGTAATAAAATAAATAAATTCAATATGGCGTCACTTAAATCAACACTATCTTTATCTAGCACAGATGTTTCTTCTGATGCTTTATCTTTTTCAGTTACTGATACTGCCACTGTAAATGCACCAATAGAAAATGTAGCTAGAATAACAGCAACCACTACTGGTGGCGCAAGTATTATACTTCCAAGTGTAGATGCTACAAGATATGTTTATATAAAACACCTTGGATTAAACTCAGCTGGTGGATCATCTGGTGCTGATCAAGTTAAAGTAGAAACAGCTGATGGTACAGAAATAATGCGTATATCTAAAGATGAGTTTGCATTTTTTCCACATCACGCTGGTGGAGCCGGTTTAATACAACTAGAAGCTACAGCTAATACAGTACAAGTTGAATACGCTTACTTTACTAGATCATAAATTATAAATAACTATGGCAACATTAAAACCAACATTATCATTATCAAGTACAGATGTATCATCAGATGCATTGTCATTTTCAGTAACAGATACTTTAACAACTGGTAATCCAAGCAAAGGTATATCTAAAGTAAATGCAGGAACAACAGGGGGTGACACTGTAATAAAACCAGCGGGTACAGCAACAGCATACATGTATATAAAACATACTGGAACAACAGATGGATCTACAGCAACAACTAACGCTGTAGACGTAGAAGATACTGATAACGTTGCTTTTGCTAGATTATCAGCAGGTGAATTTATGTTTTTACCTTACAGCAAAGCCGGTGGAAGTAAAGGAGTTCAATTACAAACAACTTCAGGTACAGTACAAGTAGAGTACGCATTTTTTACTAAAGCATAATAAGGAAAATCCTTATACCTAATCAATTAAAACCAAAAACATGACATACATATACTATAAAAGTAGTACATATACTACAGAACCTAAAATTTCAGAGAAACAATTAGCAGAGTGGAAGCACTTAGCTAACAAAAAGAACTGGAGAATTACACAATTACCCAACGGGTACTACCAAACAGAGGTAAATAAGCCCGATAATGAAGAAACTTGGGTAGATATTACAAGAAGAGAGACAATGGAAGGTGCAGAAGCTGCAATAAACGGCAGTGTTGAGCACTTTGAGAAGAAATTAGAGTACATTAAAGGCCCAAAGGTCGTTAAAACTTTTAAATAAAAACTATATGGCGTTTAAACTAGGCAAAGAAAAAAGAAATTTCAAACATTCGGGTAATGTTAACCTGGTTAGAACGCCATTAGATAAAGGAACAATAGCGGAAGCTAGAAACGATGGCACTATTGCTGTCAGTCCTAGTGTAAAACCTGGAAGTAAGTTAATGAAACGCGTCATTAAGCACGAACAAAAACACATGGAACAGATGGATGAGGGCAGAGCGGCATATGGAGACAACTGGGTTATGTGGGAGGATAAAATTTACATTAGAAAAAACGGGATGATTGATGGTCCAATGGGTAGATTACCTGAAGGACATCCAGCCCACCCATGGGAACAAGAGGCTATGCAAGCTGAAAAAGAATAAATTAATCGATTAAAAAAAAACAATATGGCATTTAAAATGAAGGGGATGGAGTTCGGTAAAGGAACACAATATAAGTCTCCACAGAAAATGAAAGCAGAAGCTGCAATGAAAATGCAAAGAGAAGCAGCTATGAAAATGGCCAAAAACTCTGCAATGGACATGGCTAAAAATCCTATGAAGATGAAGAAAGGCTCCGCTATGGATATGGCTGAAAAATCTCCAATGAAGGCAGTACCCTTATTACCTGTTGCAAAGAAAGCTGTTAAAAAAGGAGCTAAAGAATTAGCTAAAAATAAAAAGGTACAACAAAAAATTATCAAGCCGGTCACATCACTATTAGATAAGGGAAAACAAAAGGCCACTGAGTTAATAAAAAAATATGGTCCTAGCATAGGAGTTACTGCCTTAGCGGCAGGCGCAACAGCATCTAGTAAAAAAGATAAACCAGCTGTTCAAAATAAAAAGCAAGATAATAAAAATATAAAAGTTAACAAAAATGTATCTGTTGTTACCTCAGGTCCAAATACTGGTAAAGTTGTTAAAACTACACCTACACCTAAACCTAAACCTAAAGTTGATAAATTTGCTGAAGCTAAAAAGAGAGATCCTAATTTATCTAAGTATGTTGCTGAAAGAAAGAAGCATAAAAAAGGTTCTCCTGAATACAATGCTTTACAAAATAAAATAAACAAAGCTTATGGCGTTAGTAAAAGACATGGTCAAACAACGACTACAAAAACTGCTGGACCAAAAGTAAGTAAAGATACAAAGAGAACTACTAAAACTAAAGTTGCAACTCCAGGTCTAGGTTCTAAACAAACTAAAGTTGTTAAAGGAACTAAAGATAATATTAGAAAAACTAAAGTTGTAGAAAGAACTGAATCAGGAGATGTTTCTAAAAAAACTAAACAAAAGTTCGATGTTGAAGGTAATAGAAAGAAAAAGAAAGTAACTACTAAAACTAACGATACAGTAACTAAGTTAAAGATTAAAGATAGAAAAAACGAACCAGCTAAAATTAAAACAAGAAAAAGAGGTGGCACTGGAATTGGATCTGCTATAAAAACAAAGTTAGCTGAAAGAAAAATTAGAAGAGCAAAAAGAAAAGCAAATAGATAAGAAGTAGAACTTTAAATCTACAATCAATTTAATTAAATAAAATAAAATACATTATGGAATACAACTTACCAAGTGAGTTGGTGAAAGATCTTAGCTTTGGTGATGATGCTAAAGCTAAGGTAATCACCGGCGTAAATAAATTAGCCCAAGCCGTTAAATCTACATTAGGAGCGTCAGGTAAATGCGTTATCTACGAAGACGGTCGTGGCAAACCGGTCATAACAAAAGATGGAGTAACCGTTGCAGAGAGCGTAGTCTTGTTAGATCCGGTAGAAAATATGGGTGCAACCCTAATAAAAGAAGCCGCTAGAAATACAGTTAAAGATGCTGGTGATGGTACAACAACCGCTACAGTCTTAGCTGAAGCGCTAATTCAACAAATAGACACTGCAGTCGCAGATGGTCTTACAATCAGAGAAATAAAAGATGGAGTAAACCAAACACTAGATGATGTTATTGAATATCTTAATAACATATCTATAGATGTAGAAGGTGATATGCTTAAATCTGTTAGTGCTATATCATGTAACAATGATAAAGAACTAGGAGCTATTATAGCTGAAGCTTATGATAAGGTTGGTAAAAACGGTGTAGTACTAATGGAAACAAGTGAAACAGATGATACATATGTTGAGATAGTAGATGGAGTACAAGTAGATTGTGGCCTTACATCTACACACTTTGTTACAAACACAGATAAACAAACATGTGAATTAGATACTCCACTTGTATTAATATGTTCATCTGAAATACCTAATGTAAGAAAAATACAAGGAATATTAGAATACGTTATAAAGAACAATAGAGCTTTACTTATTATAGCGCCAGTAGCTCAATCAGTTAAGGCCGCTTTAATGATGAACAAAGTAAAAGGTAATATTAAAGTAAACATTATTGATTTACCAGGCTTTGGTCCTACTAAAAAGGATGCTACAGAAGATCTAGCTATATTAACAGGTGCTACAGTAATTAACGAAGAGCTAGGTGATGATTTGGATCTTATGAAGCCAGAACACTTAGGTGAAGCTGAGTTCTCAGTAACAGATAGTAAACATACAGTTCTAACACTAGATGGCATGACCGATGATATTGAAAATAGAATAGATGAGTTAAATGCTAAGTTAGCTAAAGAAAAAGATGGTTTTATTAAAAAGAAACTAGAAGATAGATTAGCTACATTATCTGGTAGTGTAGGTATAATTATGGTAGGAGCTAATTCAAAGGTTGAATTAAAAGAAAAGAAAGATCGTGTTGAAGATGCTATATATGCTACTAAGGCTGCACTACAAGAAGGTATAGTACCAGGTGGTGGTATAGCACTATTAAATGCTTCTCAAAAAATTTCAACCAGCGATGCTGGTAAGGTATTGTTAAATGCTTTATCTTCACCATTTGAAACTATTATGGATAACTCTGGTATGAAGCTTAATGTTAACATGAAGGAAGGTTATGGTTGTAATGTAATAACAGGTAACTTTGTTAAAATGATAGATGAAGGTATTATCGATCCTGTACTTGTAACTAAGTCTGCACTTAAAAACGCTGTAAGTGTAGCTTTAACTATTATGTCAGCGGATTGTGTAATATCAAATATAAGAATAGAAAATGCAAGCAGTTAACGATTACGTAATAATTGACATAATAAAAGAAGGTCCAAAGAAAGTTGGTGGTTTAATCTTAACAGATGAAACAGATGAAACGAATAGATACAAAAAAGCTAACGTTATTTCTACAGGCAACGATGTTCCTGTTGTTAACAAGGGTGATATTATATATTATGATGCGATAGCTGGACATGATATTGCTTACAATAATACTATGTATAAAGTTATACGCGCTAGAGATATAGTTATAGTAGAATAATTACTATTTACAAAAAGCGTGTAATATCTATTAAAGTAGATTATACATAAACTATAAACCATAAACAAGAAACAGAAAATCATAAATTAATTATTAATCATTAAAAAAAAATTAAAATGGAAAGATATTTGTATTTTAGACAAAGTGCTACATTGACAGATGACCATGATGAAGTTACTGGATCAAACATATATCCTGCTTCTTCTTTTATGGGAGCTTGTTCTGGTGATGCTGCTTTAGGTGGTGCAATTGCAGATGATGACGATAGGTTATCTTTGTTCTTCAAGCCAAAAGCAAAACAACCAGGAGGAGCTGGAGATGCTGATGACGCTTCTGCTGACTACAATGACATCGTTGTTTTAGACCTTACTACTGTTAACACACAAAAAGCGGTTCTTACCGATTTAGTTAACAAAATGTATGGACAACCCCATATCACTGGTATGATCGATGTTTTTGATGGAAACGCGGGAACAGGTCTTGCTGGTGTATCTGGTATACACGTTGTAGAGCACTCTGAAACTGCTGACTAATATTAGCATGAGATTAACAAGTCACGATTTACGTGATTTACAAATCCTTAAGTATTACAGGCTCGTTAGAAAATGGGCCTGTAAAACTTACGGGTTAACAGATGCAGACCTTGAACTCTTAATATATTTAGATTGCAAGGGGCGTTTTACAAGAAATGAATTTATCGACGGAACATATACCATGAGTTGGGATAAAAACCGTTGGGAGAAATTAAGGAGGAATGGTTGGATCGAAACGTGGAGACATAGAAATAGAACAACCATCAAATACTCTGTATTCAAAACCTCCTTTAAGTGTTCGCACTTAATAAGTAGAATATATAGGATACTCTTAGGTGAAGAAGATATACCAACTTCTGAAAAGAGTATTTTTTTTAATAACAAATCATATACCGATAAGGTCATGAATAAGTCTATCGATGATATGATAAAAGATAATGAACGATGATAAAGAATTTAGTAGGTGGCTTATTCAGCACGGTAGTAAAAAATGCAGAAGGAATACTTGATAAAGTTATTACAACGGACAAAGAAAGAGATGAAGCGAAACTTGCGCTTAAACGACTACTACTTGAAGCAGAGCAAGAAGCCTTCAAACAAGAAGTCGAAGACAGAAAGAGCGCTAGAGATATGTACAAAGACGACGCTCTTATTCAAAAAATACTTGCAACGTTATTTACAATTGCGTACTTTGGATTAAGCTTCATGATGTTTAGATACTTTGTAACAGGTGATCTAGAGCTAGGAGAATTTGAGATAAGTTTTATCTCTACAATATTTGGCGCAATGAGCGCAAAGGTTAATACGGTAGTCGACTTCTTTTTCGGCGGATCGTCAAAAAAGAATCAAGAACAACAAAATAATAAAAAATAAGATATGAACTCAAGATTTTATCAAACAACAGTTAGACCAGATTTTACAGTTGCTACCGCTATGGGTACAGCATATTCTGACAACGACTGTTTATTCACTTGGAATAAATTTCACATACCAAAAGGTACTGCTAAGTTAACTAATATCAGCGGAATAATCCAGGGTACTAATGCAACAGCAGGCAATAGTCACGATTTTACACTTTACTTTGCTAGAACAGTTAATGGCGTAGCCCCACCTAGATTTGATATTATTCATTCTAGCATGTCCGCTGCGTTTTCGGCAAGTTACAGAAGACATATAATAGGTAAAATACTAATAGACGAAAGTGCATCAACTGATACGGATCATTTAGTTGGATATAGTGTTTTCAATACTGGTGATTTTACAGGTAAAGTAGCTCCAACAATAATATTAAACTCAGATGGTGTTCCGTTTAATAACTCTCTTACTCATCCGTCAGGGTTTAATTATGATGATGGTACATCAACAGCATCTTCTATGAGCGAAACACCAGAAGGATATGAAACTTATTTTGTCGCTGCTATAGCTCATGGTGCTTTTGATTTTGGTACAGATGTAGATTTAAATCAAGTTGGTAATCAAGCCGCTTCAACTGCTGCTGTTCAAATAACAGTAGATGGAACAAATCCTCTCACTGTATTTGGATCAGGAGATATATTAGTTGGTGAAACTGGTGGGCCAACCATGGAAGTTGTTACTGTAGATAGTACGACAACAATGACAGTTAAAAATATAAGTGAACAAATTGATAATAACGAACAACTTTGTTTTAAAAGCCCAATAAGACTTGAACTTGGGTTTGAATACTAAAAAAATATAAATTAAATTAAATTAAATTAAATATGGCAAAAAAAGAAAAGGTTATCGACCTTAAGCAAAAGGTTGATAAAATATCAGATATTCATTTAGATGAATTACAAAAAATAGTTAATACTATAAATGGATTACAATTTAACATAGGCAAAGTAGAAGCTCAAAAACATCATTTACTACACGGTCTTGATGAAGCTCAAAAGGGAGTTAAAACTATGCAAGATAAGTTAGCTAAAGAATACGGTACTTATGATATTAATCTAGATGATGGTAGTATCAACTGGCCTAAAGAAAATAAAGATGAAAAATAATATCATCAGAAAAATTACTATAGGTAAAGATTATAAAACAGATTCAATGCATTATGCTGTGCAACAAGAAGTTTACGGCGGACACAAAATATGTGATATAATAGAAGAAGAAGACAAGTATTGTATTTATATTAGAAAAGAAGAGGTGGTTATACCTTGGAAAGATTTTAATAAAAATATGGCCATATCAGTTGAGTATAATCTAGAATACTAATGAAAGCTTATAAAGATTTTATTGTATCTCCAATAGGTGAAAGATATAATAATTCTACAAAAGTTGGTGATAAAAATTTAATATTAAACACTGAGGTTTTTAATCATCAATATGTAAATAGATTAGCAAAAGTTATCGCTACTCCATTATTATTTCAATCACCTATTAACGTGGGTGATGAAGTAATAGTGCATCATAATATTTTTAGAAGATGGCACGATGTTAAAGGTAGAGAGAAGAATAGTAGATCTTATTGGAAAGAAGATAAATATATAATATCACAAGATCAACTGTATTTATATAAAAGAAAAGATTGGATCGCTACACCTGGATATAGTTTTGTACAACCTATAAAATCTACAAATAATCTAACTAACGATAATGAGCAACCATTAACTGGTATTATAAAGTATACAGATGGTGCTTATAATTTAAATACTTTAGTTGGTTTTACACCAAATAGTGAATATGAATTTATTATTGAAGGTAAAAGATTATATAGAGTTTTAAATAAATTTATTACAATTAAATATGAATATCAAGGAAACGAAGAAGAATATAATCCAAGCTGGGCACAAAGCGGTTGAAGAACTTATTAAAGTTGCTAGAGAAGAAATAGTTGATTCAGACGAAGATATATCAGCAGATAGATTAAAGAACGCGGCAGCTACAAAAAAGTTAGCTATATTCGATGCGTTTGAAATACTAAACAGGATTCACGAGGAAGAAGCTATGTTAGATGGCAAGACTGTAGAAGCAAAAGAAAATAAGTTTAAAGGATTCGCAGAAGGTAGATCAAAATGAGTTACGAGCAAACACTATATAAAATAGTTGAGCCAGTAAAACTAACTACAATAAAAAGATTAAATAAATCTAAAAAGTGGGAGTATGGTTATAACAAAGAAAATGATGTTGTTGTAATATCTAAAACCGGTATGATAGGTGATGTTATCGAAATACAAGGTTTACAAATAGCTTTACCTAAACAACCTAAAGAAATTTATTCTTGTAGCAAAATTAAACAAGAACAAAAGTGGAAACAGTTTTCACCTAATCCTGATTTTAAAAAAATTAAAACAGTATTTGACTGGCAAGTTTATCCAGATGATTTTAAAGAAAAGCATTATGGATATATAGACGAAGAGTTTAAAAGAAGAGAAGAAGGGTTTTGGTTTATGAACAAAGGTGAACCAACTTATATGACTGGTACGCACTATATGTATTTACAATGGAGTAAAATAGACGTTGGAGCACCAGACTTTAGAGAAGCAAATAGATTATTCTATATATTTTGGGAAGCGTGTAAAGCAGATAAAAGAAGTTACGGAATGTGTTATTTAAAAAATAGACGTTCTGGTTTTTCTTTTATGAGTTCTTCTGAAACTGTTAACATGGCAACTCTAGCAAGTGATAGTAGATTTGGTATATTGTCTAAAACGGGTGCCGATGCAAAGAAAATGTTTACTGATAAAGTTGTGCCAATAAGTTTAAACTATCCTTTCTTTTTCAAACCAATACAAGATGGTATGGATCGACCTAAATCTGAACTAGCTTATAGAGTACCAGCTAAAAAGTTTACTCGTAAAAAGATGAGGGAGCGAGAGGAGATTGATGACATGCAGGGTCTTGATACAACTATAGACTGGAAAAATACAGGTGATAATAGCTATGATGGTGAAAAGTTAAACCTACTAGTTCATGATGAAAGTGGTAAGTGGGAAAGACCTGATAACATAAAAAACAACTGGAGAGTTACAAAAACTTGTTTACGTTTAGGTAGTAGAATAGTTGGTAAGTGTATGATGGGAAGCACATCCAATGCCTTAGATAAAGGAGGTGATAATTTTAAAAATCTATATAATGATTCAGATGTTACCAGACGAAATAGAAATGGACAGACTAAGTCGGGATTATATTCTTTGTTTATTCCTATGGAATGGAATTACGAGGGATTCATTGATGAATTCGGACGACCTGTGTTCACTAATCCTAAACAACAAGCATTTGATCCACATGGAGTAGAGATAGATCAAGGAGTAATTGATCATTGGGAAAATGAAGCACATGGATTAAAAGATGACCAAGATGCTTTAAATGAATTTTATCGTCAGTTTCCTAGAACAGAAGAGCATGCGTTTAGAGATGAAACAAAAAATAGTTTATTTAACCTTATAAAAATATACGAGCAGATAGATTATAATGAAGGTAATAGAAACTCATCTGTAACTACAGCTGGTAACTTTCAGTGGGTTGGCGGTAAAAAAGATACACTAGTTACTTTTAATCCAGATCCTAATGGTAGGTTTAATATTAGTTGGGTTCCAGGACAAAAATTGCAAAATAACGTTATAATTAAAAATGGCGTACGTTATCCAGGTAACGAGCACATGGGTGCATTTGGTTGTGACTCATATGATATATCTGGAACAGTGGATAGAAGAGGATCAAAAGGTGCTTTGCACGGTTTAACAAAGTTTTCTATGGAAGATGCACCAGCAAATACTTTTTTCCTTGAATATATAGCAAGACCACAAACAGCTGAGATATTTTTTGAAGATGTTTTAATGGCGCTAGTATTCTACGGCATGCCACTATTAGCAGAGAATAATAAACCAAGGTTATTGTACTATTTACGTAGAAGAGGTTATAGAGGTTTTAGTATGAATAGGCCTGATAAAATATGGAATAAATTATCAGTTGCAGAAAAAGAAGTAGGTGGGATACCAAACTCTAGTGAAGATATAAAACAAGCTCACGCTGCTGCTATAGAAATGTACATAAACGATCACGTTGGTTTACTACAAGACAACACTTATGGAACAATGTATTTTAATAGTACACTTAATGATTGGTCTAAATTCAATATAAATAGAAGAACTAAACACGATGCATCAATAAGTTCTGGACTAGCAATCATGGCTTGCAATAGACATTTATATAGACCAAACCCTAAACAAAAAAAAGAACCATTAAATTTACATATATCAAAATATAATAATAAAGGATTTTCATCTACGATAATTAAAAATAAAATATGAGATCAGAACACTCTATAAATTTTCCTTCGCAAGCAGTTAGCGATTTAGAAAAACTAAATGAAGATTACGGTTTAAAAGTAGCTAGAGCTATACGCCACGAATGGTTTTCAGGAAGTACATCTAAATATAACAGTCATAAAAATAATTTTCATACGTTAAGATTATATGCTAGAGGAGAACAACCTATTCAAAAATATAAAAATGAATTATCTATAAATGGTGATTTATCTTATTTAAATCTTGATTGGAAACCTGTACCTATTATTCCTAAGTTTGTAGATATTGTTGTTAATGGTATGGCTCAAAGAAACTTTGAAATAAATTGTTTTTCACAAGATGAGTTTGGAGTTAAGAAAAGAACAGACTACATGGAGTCTATACTTCGTGACATGAGATCTAGAACATACACAGATTTAGTTAAGCAAAAATTTGGTATTGATCTTTACGAAAATAATCCTGAAGAACTTCCTGATACTGAAGAAGAACTAACGCTTCACATGCAACTTGATTATAAACAAGCTGTAGAGCTAGCAGAAGAACAAGCGCTAAACGTTTTACTAGAAGGTAGTGATTATGATTTAATTAGAA